AGCGGGTGGTGCATGGCGGTGCGGGCGGGATTATTCCAGCATGTGGCGTTCGACGTGGAGCGATTCTCTCCGAGGTGGGAAGAAGACGCGGATCTGTGTCTGCAAGTGCGGGCGTGCGGCTACGATGTAGTGCAAGCGACGGTGACGGGCATCGAGCACCAGCCGGGCAACGACGGCGCTGCGGATGTAGATCGGCAGGAATCGCTGCGGAAGTTCCGCGAGAAGTGGCAGGGCAAGGGCGTGATCAAGATGGAAGGCGGGTATCGGGCGTGAAGGTAGGTGTTTACATTCTGCATTACAAAGATGACGAGATGACCGAGCGATGTGTCGAAGCATTCACCAACATGCTGGACGGATCAACGGATCACTCGATGATCTACGTCATCGACAACGGCAGCCCGACACCATACGACCCCAAATGGCTGCATGTGCAGGTACTTCGCCTAGACGAGAACATCGCTGTCGTGGAAGCGTGGAATGCGGGGATGCGGACGTATCCGGCGGATGTGTATTTCGTCGCCAACAACGATGTGTTTCCGGAACAGGGATGCATCGACAAGCTGCTGGCGGCGCTGGAAGATCCAACGGTGGGCATCGTCGCGCCGGGGACGGATGACACGGGCGTCGGCTTCATGACGGTGGCGTATCCCAACACGCTGCCCGATGTGGACATGAATCACGTCGATGGTGCGCTGTGGGGCTGGCGTCAGGATTTGATCAACGCGATTGGCTACCCCGATTGCGAGGGACACACGCATCAGATGTGCTGGGCGTCGAATCAGGATTACTGCTACCGCGCAAGGCTGGCGGGCTATCGGGTGGTGTGCGTGCGGCAAGCGTTCGTGCATCACGAGCACAAGCCATCGTATGACCGGAACGCGGCGTACACGGCGGGCGTGAAGTGGCTGATGCAGAAGTGGGGAGACAAAGCGCCGCAGGTTTGGGCGTAGGAGAAGCCTAGAATAGGCGAGGAGAAAATCAATGTCGGGTAATATGAGCAACTACTTGGAGAACCAGATCCAAGACCTCGTTCTTGGCGATGGTAGTTTTTCACAGCCTGCAACCGTCTACGTTGGCTTGTGGACGGCGACGCTGGACGATACAAGTGACGGCAGCACGTCCGGAGAAGTGTCAGGCAATAACTATAGCCGCGTCGCCGTGACCAACAACAGTACCAACTGGCCCAACGCATCATCCGGCGAAAAGCATAATGGCGCTGCCATTACCTTTCCCACACCTTCAGGCAGTTGGGGTACAGTGACACACGTGGCGATTCTCGATGCCTCAAGTGCGGGCAACATCTTGTACTGGATCGCGCTGACGGCTTCCAAAGCTATCAATTCCGGCGATACAGTGAGCTTTGCCACCAGCGCGCTCTCGATACAGGCGAACTAATCATGGCAGTGCTCGACGATACGACGCGCGCGGGCATCGTCGCGGAGATCATGCGGCAGTTGAGCCGTGAAGCCGAGTCGGTGGCGATCACCAAGCCGGAACTGCGGGCGGCAGTGGACGCGCTCGACAGCTTCCTCGACACGAACGCGACGGCGATCAACAACGCCTTTCCAGCCGCAGCACGCAACGGCTTGACGACGGGACAGAAGGCACGCTTGCTGGCGTGGGTGACGCTGAAGCGGTGGGGAGGGCAGTTGTAATGGCAACACGGGCGATATTCCTGCCGCAAGCGGCGGAATTTCCGGCATCGAACTACGCACAGATCACCGTCATCAACGAGCGCCCGGTACTGGCGTTCGACGCTTCCACCGCTGAGACAGTGCGCTGGACATGCCTTGCACCGCAGGGCTTGACGGGCACACTCACCGCCGTCGTGACGTACATGATGGCATCGGCAACGACGGGCAAGGTGGACTTCGAGATTCAGATCGAGGCAGTCAGCGACGGCGACGCCACCGATCTTGACGCCACCACCTCGTTCGACACCGCGAACACCATCACCGCACCGACTGTTCCCGGCACCGCCGGACATATCGATCAATTCTCCTGCACGCTGACGAACGCGGACAGCATGGTAGCGGCTGATTATTTCCGGCTGTCGCTCAAGCGAGATGCGACGGACGCAACGAACGACACGGCGACGGGCGATTGCTACGTGTTGGCAGTCGAATTGCGAGACGCGGCTTAAGGGGTAGTTGTGGCACGCAGCTTCAACGGCACGACGAATCGGATCAACATCAGCAACAACGCAGCGATCAGTCTAGCAACGACGGCGCTGACGTGGGGCGGGTGGATTCGGCTTGCCAGTTTGACGCAGACGCACACGCTGCTGTCCAAAGGGGACGCGGGCAGCTTCCGTTCCAACTACGGCTTGTACATCTACGATCAAGGGTTCTTGGGCGGATCGAACTTTAAGTACATCCGCCTGTTCGTTGCCGACGGGAGCAACGGTTGGACGCATGACGGTACAGCGGCACTCAGCGCAAACACGTGGGCGCACGTACTCGGCACTTACGACGGCTCGAACCTGAAGGCGTGGCTCAACGGGGCGCAGGACGGACAATCCGCGAAAACGGGCAACTTGCCGACAAACACCGACGATCTCAGCATCGGCTATTTCAAGTCCGGCGCTGGTGGACAAGATTGGCTGAACGGGCAAGCGGCGGACATCAATGTGTGGAACGCGGTGCTCACGGCAGATGAGATCGCGGCACTAGCAGCAGGCATCAGCGGACGCCTGATCCGTCCCGGCTCACTGGTGTTCCACATGCCGCTGTTCGGCGCGTACTCGCCGGAGATCGACGTGCGCAGCGGACTGACTGGCACGGTGACGGGCGCAACCGCGTTCGATCATCCGCGCATCTTCCAGCCGTCTAAGGTGATCCTGATGCCGTTCACGGTGGCTGGTGCTGCTGTCGATCTGGCGGCGTCAGGCTCGTGGACATTCGACGGCACTGGCGCGGTAAGTATCACGAAAGCACTCGCCGCATCTGGATCATTTGCATCCGATGGCACAGCGGCGATCAGCATCACGAAGGTACTCGCCGCATCTGGATCGTTCGCCTTCGACGCAACAGCGGCGCTATCCGTTGCCAAGCCACTTGCTGCCAGCGGATCGTACACACTCGACGCGACGGCGACGCTCGGCTTTGTTCATGGGCTTGCGGGATCAGCATCATTCTCGCTGGACGCGACGGCTACCGCCACTGCGAACAGAGCACTAGCGGCAGCCGCAGCGTTTACTTTCGACGGCACGGCGGCGCTATCCATCACAAAGACGCTGGCAGCCGCAGCAGCCTACACCTTCGATGGCACGGCACTACTCGGTTTCGTTCATGCGCTTGCGGCAGCAGCAGCCACTTCGTTTGATGCGACGGCGGTAGTTTCGATCACCAAGACACTGACGGCAACAGGCGACTACGCACTGAATGGCAGCGCAGTCATGAGCCTGAGCAAGCCGTTGGCGGCATCGGGAACAAGCGCGTTTGATGCCACCGCTGCCATATTGGTGATTAGACCACTGGATGCGAGCGCCTCCTATTCCTTCGACGCGACAGCGGCGATTAGCATCACGAAGGTACTCGCCGCAGCCGGATCGTTTGCGTTTGATGCCAGCGCAGTATTGTTTGATGCAGGGCTTCAAGCGGAAGGCACATGGGCGTTGGACGGCAGCGCAACACTGTCGCTCAGTAAGCCATTGGCGGCAAGCGCGACACATTCCTTCGATGCGACTGCCGGACTCAGCATCGGTAAGCCGCTGACAGCAACAGCGGATTTTGCCTTCAACGGCACGGCGGCGCTGTCACTGAGTAAGCCGCTGCAAGCCTCGGCGGATTATCGTTTCGATGCCGACGCCGATCTGTCGCTCTCCAAATCGCTGTCCGGCGAAGGTGAGTATCAATTCGATGTCGCAGCGGCGGTGTTGAGCGTCACCAAGAATCTGACCGCGATTGCAAGCTGGTCCGTAGATTCAACGGGAGGTCTCAGCCTTACAAAAGTTCTTGCCGCCAGCGGGAGCTGGACGCTTGACGGTATAGGAACGCTGTTCGAGACTGCTGGCACCGACGATGATCGCATTGTGGAAATTGAGGCAGCGGCACGAATAGGCTATGCGACTGGCGAACGGCAGGCTAGTGTTTCTAGCACACGAACAGCAATAGTGTAAAGGGGAGCTATGACAGCGCAGATAATCGCCACGTTCCAGAAAGCAAGCGCAGCAACGCTGGATTATCAGATCGATTGGTCAGATATGCTCGGCGCTGACACGATTGCCACCAGCTCGTGGGATGTGCCGACGGGAATCACTTCATCGTCGCCAAGCAATACCACAACCACTGCGACGATCTTCCTCGCTGGCGGCACGTTGGGGCAGCAGTACATCGTCACGAACACCGTGACCACCGCCGGAGGACGTACAGACACACGTTCGTTTGCGCTGTGGATAGGACCTCGCGCAGGTGTGGTCAATCTGCTGCGAACGCTGCGAGGGATAACCGACGCGGGCAGCGGGGATTATGTGCTTGCTGGCGAAACGTATTGGAGCGATCGGCAGCTACAAGATCAGCTTGACGCGCAGCGCAAGGACTGGCGGCGGGTGGCGTTGATCGCGCAGCCGGAGCTGGGCAGTGACGGCGCTTACGACTACTTCGACTACAAGATCCCGCTGGAGATCGGCGTCAATTTCGAGGAAGCAGGCACCGGGTCGATCTGGGCGGTCAAGACGACGGCGGGCGCGGTAATCAGCACCAGCGATTACGCGGTTAACTATCCGGCGGGCGTGATCCGGTTCACTGCGGATCAGGCGGGCGCGTCGTTTTATTTAGACTGTCGAACGTTCAATCTGAACGCTGCGGCGCGGGCGATCTGGGAGATGAAGGCGGCTCACGCGGCGGCGGGCGTGCAGTGGCGCACGGACAACCATCAGGTCAACGCGGAGCAGGAATACGAGCATTGTATGCAGCAGGCGGAACGCTTCCGCAAGCTGGGCGCAGGCATCAGGATGATCACGATGCGGAGGACGGACGAGGCATGGGGACAAAGCTAGAGTCGGTCAGGATCGGCGGCGCGAACTATGCGGTCAGCTTCCCGACGAGGATCATCGACACCAACGACGAGGGCAAGCTCGAAGAGTTGTGGGGCAAGGTCAGCTACGGCGCGGCGACTATCGAGATCGTGGACGATGGCTCGGTAGAACACCGTCGTGCTATCGTCTGCCACGAGATTGTCCACGCCATCCTTCACCAAGCGGGACACGACAACCACGACGAGAATCACGTGATCGCGCTCGGTTACGGCTTGGCGCAAGTGATCCGCGAGAATCCGGCGCTGATCGATTATCTGCGGGGAGAGGGCGACGATGCCACGAGTGGGACTTAACGAAGGCGGACTGCTTGGTCGGATGCGCGAGACGGCGCTGCAAATGCTCGGCAGCACCTGCACGCTGCAAGCACCGACGAACGTCAAGGACGGCAAGGCGGGCTTCACGCAGACGTGGGCGGCGGTGGAAGGCGGCACGAATATTCCTTGCCAGCTTGATCCGATGCCTGCGCCCGTGCAGAAGGATACGCTCGGTGGACGCGAGGCAATCGTCAACAAGCGGCAATTGACGCTGGCGTGGGATGCGCCGTTGGACTACGAGCAGCGGGTGATCGTGAATGACGAGATTTACGAGATTTCCGATATAACCGAAGACCATAGCTGGCGGACGTTCCGACGGGCGATAGTCATAAAAGTCGAAGGGGTATAATTAGTAACATTCCGCAATCAGGTGCAATCGTGGAAAACAGTAAGGTCAAGATTTGCTCCAAGTGCAAAACTGCATATCCACCAACTAGAGAATACTTTGCGCCCGACAAAACTGCGCGCGATGGACTAAAGTACCAATGTAGGATATGCCATCGAAAACAGCAGAAAACAATAAATGATCGCCATCGCAACGATCCTGCGTACAAAGAGCGGAAGCGTGAGTATGATCGGCAATACCGTCTCAAGCCAGAGCGCAAAAATCGTAGACGCGAACTAGCGCGGAACAGAGGCAAACAATACCGCGCCAAGTCGGGCTATCGAGAAAAGAGGAGAAAATATAATAAACTCAACCCCGATCTTACAAAAACCGCCTTTAGTCGCCGTCAGGCGCGAAAGCGCGGATTACCCATAAACTTCAGCGCCGCTGACTGGAAAGCCGCATTACGCCACTTTAACAACCGCTGCGCCGTGTGCGGAAGATCGTCGGGGACAGAGGTTACTCTGGCGGCAGATCACTGGATACCGCTGTCATCCCCAAGCTGCCCCGGCACAGTGCCGACAAATATCGTGCCATTGTGCCATGGAAAAAATGGGTGCAATAATCAAAAATTCAACCGCGATGCAACAGAATGGCTTGTTGAAAAGGCGGGCTACCGCACAGCGACACAAATAATAGCGAGGATCGAAGAATACTTCGCATCGCTGAAAGCTTGATATAAAAGCACATTTGTGCTAAACTGTGCACACAACTTTAATAGGTTTGACCTGCTGCCCTGGTTTTGCATAAAGAGTCGCAAAGTCCGCAGTAGGGGGCAGGTCTGAGCCGCCTGCACATTGGAGCGATCCAGTGTGCAGGCGGCTTTTTTGATTCCGGCAAAAGACGGGCGGTGATGTATGGCGCGTGGCGGCAATTACAGACTGGATGATCGCGGGCTGAAGTTGGTTATACGCAACTTACCGCGCAATAAGAGTCAGATACTCAGAAAAATAGCCTTTGACATCCAAGCCCGTTGGCAAACCAATATGTCCGCCAATTCGCCATCCGCGCCGGGAGAGACGCCAGCGGTGGTCACGGGCAATCTGAAGAACAGCAGCAGTGTGGGAATGCGGAACGAATCAACGGCGGAGTTCCGCGTAGGCGCTGACTACATCGACGATCTGGAGTTCGGCACGATCAACATGGCGGCGCGTCCGTCGATTGTGCCGGCGATTGACGCGGTGGCGAAGTCGCTACCAAAGTCGTTCGAGGGATTGGTGGACTAGATGGCTGATCCGCTGGGCGAGGTGATGGGCGCGGTGGTCACGGTGCTGGACGCCGATGTGACGCTGCAAGGGCTTGGCGTGGCGGGCTGGTACGAAGTATTCGCCCCTGCCAAGACGCCAGCACCATTCGGATTGCTGCGCTTCCTCAGTGGCGGCGACAGCAACACCAGTCCGCGGCGAGATGTGCGGCTGCGCTTGCTGGTGATCGGCGTTGGAACGACGCCCACGCAGGCGCGGGCAATTTGTGAGGCGATGGACACGGCGCTGCGCAATGCGGCGTTAACGGTCAGCGGGTGGTCAGTGTACCGATGTCTGCCAGATGACGAGTACGTGATGCCCGATATGTATGAAGGCAAGCAGGTTTATCAACGCGGGAAGATTTTCGGGATTTGGCTAGACGAGAACTAGCCGGAGGAGAGGGAAATGTCACTGGCAAATCGGTATCGTGGCGGCGAGAACTTGGTGCTTCAGTGGATCACCAGCGGCGGCACCTTCACGCTGTCGGACGACTACACCACGCTCGATGTGGACAAGTCGATTGATCTGATCGAAGTCACGGCGGGCAGCGAGGCGGACAAGGTATTCGTCAACGGCATCAAAGACGGCAGCGCCAAGCTGACCTTCTACGCGCAGGGCGCTGGCGGAACCGCCAACGAAGCGCAACTGGTGGAGGGCACGGCGGGCACGCTGATCTACTCCCCGCGCGGCACTGCTGCGGGCAAGCCTAAGCGCGGTTTCGCGGCAATCATCAAATCCGGCAGCGAGAAGTGGCCCAACGATGAGGCGGCAGAGGTCAGCGTGGAGTGGCAGAAGCAGGGCGCGATGGTCTACGCCGTGCCGACAACGTGGTAAGCAGCGGCTAGTTTCCAATCAGCAGCATTACGAGGTGAGTTGTGGGCGCAGAGGTAGTGAAAGTTAACGTCACGGTGGACATCTCCAAGTGGAAGATGCGGGACCGCGTGGCATTCAACGAAGTGGCATCCACCGACGACAGCAAGGCGATTGATTACATCATCGAGCACGGCATCGTCAAGGAGTGGACGCTGCCCGGTGATCCGTCAGATCGTGAGGCGTGGCTGGCGCTGGAGTTGGAGGATTACGGCGAAGTGATCCGTCAGATCATCAACGCCGCGCAGGAGCGATTTCGAAAAAGTCGCTAAGGCGGTTTATCTCGGCAGCAAATTTGGCAAGGTAAAGCCGGAAGACGTTCCGCCCGGCGGCATGTGGCAGATCCAACGCGCGCAAATCGCTACGGAAACGGGCTGGACATTCGATTACATCGACGAGCTGAACGAGGAAGACATCACCACACTGCTGGCGACGTGGGAAGGCGCAGCGCGGGCACAGGGATAACGCACCGTGGCAAATAAAGTCATCGCAACGCTAACCGCCTTGATTGGCGCAGATACAAGCGGATTCGAGTCCGGGCTGGGCAAAGTACAGTCTGGACTTGGTTCGGTTTTGTCCGCGCTCGGTCCGGTGGCGGCGGGCATTGCGGCGACCTTCGGCGCGGCGGCGGTGATCAGTTCTGCTTCGGCGTTTGATTCGACGCTGCGGAATATTCAGGCGGTGACCAAAGACACCACCGCCGAAACAGCGGCACTTGGACAGGAACTGCTAGGCATCGGCGCGAACAGCGTCGCCGGACCGCAGGCGGTGGCGGAAGCGTACTACGACATTGCCGGCGGTGTGGCTGATGCCAGCGTGCGTATGGATACGCTCAACGCGGCGATTGCGCTCTCGGAAGCGGGACAAGCGAATCTGACCGCCAGCACGCAGGGCTTGATCTCCGTGATGAACAGTTACGGACTGAGCGCGGATCAGGCAATGATGGCGGCGGACGTGTTCACGCAAACGGTGGGCATGGGCGTCGGCTCGATGGATCAGTTCGTAGCGGCGATGTCGCCAATCGCGGGCTTGGCGGCGTCAAATGGCATCGAGTTTGATCGCCTCGGCTCGATGATGGCGTGGATGACCACCAAAGGTGTGGGCGCATCAGAGGCAGCCACGCAAATCAAAGCGGCAATGGTCGCCATCCAGAAGCCCAACGAAGCCATGAAAAAGGGCTTGCAGGCGATTGGCGCGGAGTCGGCTGAAGCGGCGCTGAAACAGTGGGGCTTGGAAGGCACGCTCGGACGCTTGAAGCAGGCATTCGGCGGTAACACTACCGCGATGGCGGAGGCGCTCGGCTCGACAGAAGCCTTGAATGCGGCGACGCTGATCAACGCGTCGGGCTACGAAGAATTCCTGACCACTTTCCAAGACACCATGAGCGGCGTCACCGACGCGGCGCGAGGCGTACAGCTACAAGCGTTTAGCGCCCAGTGGTCGATGTTCCAGAACACCCTCAGTGCCATCGCCACCGATATTGGCTTGGCGGTGCTGCCTGCACTAAACAGCCTGGTCAGCGGCGCACGCGGCATGATTCAAGATGTGCAGACGCTCGGCTTGGGCGGCGCACTCCAGAAGTGGTTCAATGCGGGCGTCGATTGGCTGAAGAACGACGCGCCCGTCCTCTTCCAAAACGCACTCAATGCCGCGATCCAGTTGGGAACGGATGTCGCCAGTTGGCTACAGACGAACGGACCGAAGCTGCTCACAGGCTTGTCAAGCTGGTTCATGAGCGGCGTGGCGTGGCTGACGGGCACTGCTCCAACGGTTTTCGGTAACGTCCTGAGCACGGCGTTCAATCTGGGCACCGACATTCTGACGTGGCTGAACACCAACGGACCGAATCTGCTGAACGGCATCCGCGATTGGGCGATGAACGGCTTGACGTGGCTGCGGACGGAAGCGCCTGCGCTGGTGCAGTCGGCACTGGCGAATCTATTTGGCGGCGCCGCGATTGAGGACACGGCGTTCAATGATGCACTCGGCAAGTCAGCGGGCGGCGGCGGAATGCTGGCGAGTCTGGGCGATCTGGCGACGGCGCTGCAATCGTGGATTACGACGGGCGTCGGTTGGCTGGCGACTAACGGTCCGGCGCTGTTCGGGGAGGCGCTGAAAACAGCCTTCACGCTGGCGGGCGATCTCGGTCAGTGGCTGATGGATAACGGTCCCGATCTGGCGTTCGGGATTGGCAGTTGGATTCGCACCACGCTGAACAATCTGGTCACGCAGGGCGCGGCGATGGTGGGCAATTTCTTCAAGAGCATCTTCGGCGTGGGGCAAGTGACCGCCGAGCAGATGAGCGACACCTTCGGCGCGATGGGCGCGATGGGCATCGATCAGGATCAGACGGTTGGCGTGCTGGATGTGATCGGCAATGCGATCCGCACCATTCTCGGCGGCGCACTCTCGACGATTGGCGGATTGGTCGAGGGCTTGTTCGGATTGGATAAGGGGTCGCTGACGGCTGGCGTGAAGAAAGCGTTTGCGCCGGGCGGTCCGTTCGATCAGGGCGTGAACGCGGCGAAGGGCTTCCTGCAATCGCTGATCAACAAAGGCATCGAGCTGGGACAACGGCTGGTCGCCAGTTTGCTCACCCCATTCAAGACTCTGCTGCAAGCGATCTCTATTGTTGCGTATTACGCGGGCAATCTGGACCTCGCCAAATCAGCAGCGGACGCGGTGGGCACGATTGATCGCTGGAGTGGCTCCGGGCAAGGGCAACAGAATACAGGCGGCGGTGCTTCGTTCAACGCCAACGGCACGGGCAATTTCGGCGGCGGCATGACGTGGGTCGGTGAACGCGGTCCGGAACTGCTCAGCGTCGGCTCCGGCGCGCGCATCATCCGCAGCAATCAGGCGGTGGGCGGCGGCGGCACGGCGGTGATCAACCAGCACATTTACGGCGTCACCGATGAGCAAGCGCTGGGTGAGGCGTTCATCCGTTTCCTGAGATCGCGCAACATCCAGATCGAGGGGCTGGCGTAGCGATGGCAGTCACCTACTCGGTTTTTGTGGATTGGGATTACAGCGGCACGGGCGCGCCGGATTTCTCGCAGCCTGCTGACGACATCACCAGCTACGTGATGGGCTGCTCCGGCAACATCGGCATCGGCAAAGAGACGGCGCAACTGGCGGACGTGGGCAAGTGCTCGCTGACGCTGCGGAACACGGATCGGCGCTTCTCTCCGGCGTACAGCGGCGGCGCTCTGTACGGCAAGCTGACACCGGGCAAGCCCGTCAAGGTGATCGTGGTCGATGGCTCCAATTACGATTGGTTCCGCGGCGAGATCAAGAGCATCATGCCCAGCGCAGGCGGGCAGGCGACGGGCACGAACGGCGTCAAGAGTGATCGCCTGTGCCGGATCGAGTGCGTGGACAATATGGAGCGCCTGCGACGCACACGCATCGCCACGCCACTGTTGCGGAGTCGCTACGGGCATGAGCTGATCACCGCCGCGATCAACAAAGCGCTCAACGCACCAGCCGCGACGGGAACCGTCAGCCTGAACGGGCAGGTTTCCAACAACGATTGGGTGCAGATTAACACCGCGATCAACGGCATCAATTACGGCATCCGCTACACCTTCAAGACTTCGCTGGGCAGCGCCGCGAATGAGGTGCTGATCGGCGCGACGGTGGAAGAGACGATTGACAATCTGCGGAACGCCATCAACGGCGGTCCGGGCGCAGGCACCACGTACACAGCCGCCACTGTTCCGCTGGAGATCGCTACCGCTGCACCAGTCGGCAGCTATTACCGCAAAGTGCTGGAAGACGAGCCGATCCGCTATCACCGTTTGAGCGAGCCGAGCGGCACGAATGCGGACGATCTTGGCGGCAACAGCGCGGACGCCACTTATGTGGGCGCGCCCACGCTCGGCGCGACGGGACTGGTGACGGGCGATAACGCTACCAGCTTCAGCGGCAGCGGGCAGTATGTCAGCATCCCGACTCTGGACATGAGCAACCGCGCCTTCAGCGTGGAATTTCTGATCTCGCCGTCGGCATCGCCGCCAGCCAATCAGGACATCTTCAGCATTTATGGCGCGTGGGTGGCGGGGCAGGCGAGTTATTTACGTCTGTTCAGCACGGGCGATCTAACTTACGACGCTTACCTGACGGGCGGCAGCATCAGCACACCAGCGGGCGTGATCGGCTTCGCGGGCGGCACTTACCATGTGGTGCTGACTTACGATCCGGTGACGGACGAGAGCAAGATTTACGTCAACTCGACGGCGCAGGCGAGCGGATCGGCGGGACCGTACAGCGGCACCGCACTACCGGTGATCCAATTCGGCGCGTTCACGGCGGCGGGCGGCAATCCGCTGAAGGGCGTGGGCGACGAGTTCGCGCTGTATTTCAAAGTGCTGACGCCGGAGCGCGTAGCGGCACATTACGCTGCACGCCTGACCACGCCGGGCGTCCTGATCACCGCTGCGATTCCGGGCGCAGTGGGCAATGGCATCGCCTTGACGGTCAGCGGCGCGAATCTGAGCGTCAGCAGCGCGTTTCTGGCGGGCGGCATTGATTACCCGACTTCGCCGGCGAACAGCTTCGAGAGCGCGGGTGAGCTGATCCCCTTCGCAGGCGACGACTGGCAGTCGGACAACACCAACGCGCTGACCGCCGTGACCGATGTGGTCAAGAACGAAGGCACGGGCTTGTTCTGGGCGGCAAAGGACGGCGCGTATGTGTTCAAGAATCAGGGCTACATCTTCCGGCAGGGCGCAGCCAGCGCCTCGCTAACGCTTTCCTCCGAACAGGAGGACGTGGAGATCACGGGTGGCGAGGATGATTTGTACAACAACGTTGAGGTGACCATCAAGCCGCGCGAAACGAAGTCGCTGGGGGTGGTGGGCAAGATCAACGCGCCAGTGCAGATCCCCGGACGGTGGGGCACGGAGCGCTGGGACGGCAACAGCCCGATCTCCCTGACTGAGCAGGGCATGAAGGTGATCAAAGTGCAGTTCGCCGATCCGGAAACGGGGCTGCGCTGCGCAGCGACCAATCTGGTCTTGCCGCTGCTGCCCACCACCAACTACGAAATCTATGAAACGGTGGGCGATCCTTACCCGGGCTACACCAACGGCGATCCGGCGACGGGCAAGCTGTACGTGTTCTTCAGCGTGGCGGTCAATGCCACCAGCGCGGAGGTGAGCGTGGTCAACAAGGCGCTCGGTCCGCTGTACATCACCAAGCTGGAGATCAGCGGGCTGGCGCTGGTCAAGTACAACCCGTACACAGCGGTGGCGGAGGATGCCAGCAGTCAGCAGCTTTACGGCAAGCGCACGCTGACGATCCAACTACCGCTGTCCAACAATCAGCAGTTCGCGGAGGCGCTGGCGGCATACAACCTGAAGCGCTACAAGGACGCCAGTTTCCGCGCCAAGCGTATTAGCTTTGCCAGCATCATGCGGACGATTGGCGGCGTCAAGCTGCACTCGCTGAACCTCGGTGATGTGATCAGCTACACAGATTATCAGCATGGCGTGAGCGCGCAGAAATATCTGACTCGCGGGATTCAGTGGACGTTCGGCAGTCCGGCAAGCGGGCGGATGGCGGCGAGCTTCGATGTGTTTCGCCTCGACGATTCGATTTACGGCGCGTTCGATGCGGGCGCACCGCGCGGCAAGTTTAACCAGGCGAAGTTTGGATTGTGAGGCGAACGATGTACTTCTTCATCCGATTGTGGCGCGTGGCGCGGAATCTGTTCCCGTTCTGGCGGCTGCTGTTCATGGCATGGACAACGCCGAACTCGCCCAGTTCCGGCGACGACTGGACCGCCACCATGTACCGCACGTACATCCGCGACAACCTGAATTACCTGTTCAGCGGGCGACCAATCGGGCAGGTGCATTACGTTGGCGCTGGCGACAAAACGAGCAGCGTGGCGACGTGGGCGGATGTCGATTCCACCAACATCAAAGTCACACTAACCATCAGCAGCGGGCGGGCGCGAGTGTTCGCCTCGTTCCGTGGTGCAGCGGATAACACCGCCAGCAGCGCAGCGGAATTCGATCTGGCAGTGGATGGCACACGGCTCGGTGATTCGACGCACGGCTTGGCACGAACCTCGCAGAACACTACGCACTTTTTCAGCATCGAGGCGCTGGCGACGGGCTTAAGTGTGGGCAGCCACACCTTCACGATCCGATTCCGCAATGTGACTGGTGGCGCGGTGACAACGGTCAGCAACAACGGCTTCCCCGTCAATCTGGTAGTGGAGGAAATCTAATGCGCGAGATCAAGGCGATCTTAAGGTTTGAGGTGACGGCGGAAACACACAAGCTGCTGCATGACGTGGTGGCGGCGGTGGCTCCGCACTTCGTAGGACTGCGCGGCGACGGTCACTCGGCGATGCTGGTGTTCGACAACGAGCGCAGCAAGCCAAGCAACGAGGAGCTGGACGCGGCGAGGGAAGCGGCGGAGCAATTCCAGCCGGAGCAAGCACGCCAGCCCGAACTGAGCAAAGAGCAGGCGCTGGCGAAATTGGAAGATTATCAGCAGCAGATCAATGAACTGCGCGCTGTGATCGAGAAACTCAGTTAGTGGAGGCAATCGTGGCAATTTTCAAATCACGCAAGACGGTACTGGCGCTGATCACCATTTTGGTGCAGTTCGTCATCCCATTTTTCCCGCAGCTCGTCCCGCACGCCAATGTCATCGGTCAAGTGACGCTGGTCATCGCAGGCGTCGCCATCCTCGGCATCACCGTTGAGGACAGCGTGAAGGCGTGGGCGGAACGTCCGGCAAGTTTGCGCGGAGCAATCGTGGAAATCGTAACGCAGGTGCTAGACGAACTGTTCCCCGAAGATGGCGGTAATCCCGGCGACGGCGGCGGCATCGACGTTCCGTTCAAGGAGTAGCGCATCGTGTGGTGCAATCCGGTAGGCGATCAGAACAACCGAAGCTATCCGCCAGCCCCATGGCGGATTAGCAACCCATTCCTACAGTGGTACGCGCTCAACGGGGCGAGCTGGGTGTACCACACTGGCAACGACATCGATCTGGCAGGCACGCAAGACGTGAATCAGGAGATCCACGCGATCCACGATGGCATCGTGATTTTCGCCAGCTACCTGCCAACAACGACGTGGCTCGGCTTGGTGGTCATCGAGCACCGCTGGAACGGGCATACGCTGTACTCGCGTTACGCGCACCTGAAGAACAGCTTCCCCCGCAAAAAGGGGCAGGCGGTGGCAGCAGGCGAGGTGATCGGCTACACGAGCGAGACGGCGGGCACGGTGGCGAAGTTTCCGCCGCACCTGCATTTCGACCTGTCGAAGCTCGATGACAACACGATGGAGATTAATCCTACCAACTGGCCCGGCGCGGCGAAGGCGGGAGTCGCTGATCACTATCAGGACCCGATCCCGTTCATGCGGGCGCGGTTGGCGGAGGATGGCAACGAGGGAGGAGGCGATCCGGTGACATTGGCGACGCAAGAATTCAAGGTGATCACGACGACGAACCTGTCGCTGCGTGAATGGCCCGACGTGGACAGCAATCGGCTGACTCAGATTCCGCCCGGCAGCCGCGTGACCGCCAGCAAGCAAATCAAGGTGAGCGAGGACGGCTACGTCTGGACGTACGCGCGCTGGAATGGCTGGCGCGGCTGGTTAGCGGTGGCGGATCAAGCCGGGAAGCCGTGGCTGGAGGGTTTTCTCTAGCCGGTCCCGTGCCTGCGCCTGCACGGAACAAGATCGGATTTCACTTACTACCCGGCGCGCCGAACGCTTTCCTGGACATCGCCTATAAGCTGGCGAAGGCAGGCAAGCCAATCCCGCTGGTGACGGCGCTGTTCGTCAGCAGCGGCGCGAGAGCGTTCACGGTGCAGCAATTGCGCGACGCCGGAATCAAGACGATCATCGCGCGGCTGTTCGTCAACGGCGACTATCATGCGGACGATGTGGGCGGCTGGAACAAGACCACGCGCACGCACGGACAGCAGTATTTCGCCAAGTACAAGCACCTGATCAGCGGAGACATGGCGCGAGCGGACTTCGTGCAGATCGCGGACTTGAACGAGCCGGGCGAAGGTACGGGGATCAATGCCTGGCATCATGGCATCCTCGACGGCGCGGACGACATGGGCATCAAGCTGGCGTGCTACAACTTCAGCGTGGGCAATCCGGCGGATCTGGGCTTCTGGCAGTGGCAGAGCACGCGGGATTTGCTGCGGCGGATCAAACAGTACGGGCACGCGCTGTGCCTGCACCAGTACGCCTTCCATGATCAGTGGACGAACGAAGATTTGATCATGCGCCACTTGCGGATCATGCCGCTGCTGCCGCCGGATTTGCAGGACATCCCGCTGTACTTCAACGAGTTCGGTGAATCGTGGATCGCGCCCGGCACGCCAGCGGTTCGCAACCCGGAGCGTTACGCGGCTCGAATGCGGACGGCGCAGGCGGCGCTGTCGTCAGGGTACAACGTTCAAGGCGCGGCGCTGTGGTCGCTGGGCGACAGCGGCGGCTGGGCGCGGGATCGGCTGGAAGGCGTGCTGCCGGAGTACGAACGGTTTGCGATGGAGGTGGGATGAAAGTCGCACTACTAGCTCTGAACGGCGGTTGGCTTTTAGTCTGGTTGTGGCTTGCAGTAACTGATCATCGAAGAGGTCGCATAGCAAATGCACGCGCTGCTCTTTGCGTGTCATTGATATACGCCCTCGCCACCGCGATGCTTGTCGTTGATCTGGCGAACGGGGGCATAAAATGAAAGTTGATTTCGGCGGCACAGGACGCGGCGGCGCTTGGATCACGGTGAATGTGGACGGCAATGGCGTGGCACATCCACCTCCGGACATTACGGCAGACATCACCAACAAGGCGCACGAACTGGGCAAGCACTTCCGCGTGGGCAGCATCGACGAGGCGCAGTGCATCGCCACGCTGGAGCACCTGCCGCCCGACGATCTCGTGGGCACACTGGCGTACTGGCGGGCGTTCATGAAAAACGGCGCACGCTTGCTGGTCATGGTGCCGGATGTGCGTTACATCGCGTGGGCATGGCTACAAGGGTTGATGCCAACGCACGTGGCGATGGGCATGATCTTTTGCCCACCGGAATGGCAGGCAAAGTTACCCGGCGAACAGCATCGCTGGGGCTTCGACGCGGAGCATCTGATCGAGGCGCTGCGGATGGCGGGCTGGAACTCGCCGCGCGTGGATGATACGTATCCACAAGGGACCTTCTTCGTGGAAGGCTACGCGGTGCCGAATCTGGCGGTTGAGGCGTGGGCGTAATCCCCATGTTAGCGTTGGGTGGCTTAAGGGCGATCCAATCACAACATGGCATTGGTAGGCGCGGGCGCGATGCCGATCACGGCGGCTTCCTCGATCACGAGGCGGTAGCGCCCGAATAAACGCAGCAGCAGTTGGTTGATCGCGTTGTGCGGCAGTGACCACAGCTTGTCCACAGACAGCTCGGTCAGCTCGCGCAGCGCGTTCAGCCGATCCCGATCCTCGTGGTCGCGCCGGGCGGCTTGAATCTGCGCGGTGCTGATGTCCTGATCGATCTTCCGGAGCGCGCTGGCGGCATCGCTGATCAGCGTGGCATAGCGCGACTGCAAATCCTCCGGCGCGGTGGCTTTATCGCGCAGCAAGCCAGTGAGTTCGGCATCGAGCCGCTGGCGGCGTTTTGACAGTGCTTCGAGATTGATCGCGGCTTCCGGCGAGGCGCTGGCACTGATCAGTCCGATGTCCTGCGCGGCGACCACTTCGCGCAGCCGCTGATCGAGCGTCGCCTTCAGTTTGGTGGTGCTGATCTGCCGTGCCTTCGAAGCGCAGGGAAGTCCGCGCGGTTTGGATTGGCAGCGATAGGAAACGTATTTCTTGCCAGCTCGCGGCGAACTGACCACTGACATGCGTGCGCCACAACTTCCACAGATGCACAAGCCGCTGAACATGCGCCGCTTGCCGCCGACGTGGCGACCTTTGTACAGCTCGTAACGACGTAGCAGCTCATCCTGTACCAGCTCCGCCAATTCACCAGCGAGAACTGGCTCCAGCACGTTCCAGAACATCGTTGCACCAGCGGGCGGCGCGTAGGCAGGATCGAAACACCACGGCGAGCCGTGCTCGCTGCGCGTTTTGGTGCCTCCGTTGTGGCTGAATCCGTCCGCGATGTGTCCCCAGAAGGCGGGATGAAAGAACGTCTCGTAAAAGAGGTATTTGCGGTATTGTTTGATCTGGTAGCGCTGGGCGGTGATCAGCTCCCACGATTGGTAATTGAGATCGGGATCGTCGAGCAGGCACAGCGCGGCGCAGGTGAGATGCTCGCGGGCTTCAGGGCGAACGGTCATGCGCAGGCGGCGTCCGCTTTCGCTGCGCTCGATCTGCATGAACCAAGGCGGCGATCCTTGCGGCAGCCCGCGCTGCATCAGCTCCAATTTACGGGCGCGCGTTTTCTCCAGATTGATCTGCATCGGCAAGCTGACCATCATCAGGATGCTGGCGCAGGTGCTGACGTAATTTTGCTTGTTGACTTCCCCGCCGGTGATCGACCAGATGCGTGCGCCGCTGCGGATGATGCGCTGAATCAGGAAAGTGATCAGCGCCGGGTCGCGGTTGAGGCGGTCGAAGCTGTGGATCACCAGCCAGTCGAAAGCGCGGTTATCGATGTAGCGCCACAGCTTGTCGAAGGCTTCGTTCTCGGCGGCGATGTCTTCGATGCGGTCATGTTCGCTGCGGGAAGTATCCGAGTACAGCGCATCGACGATCTGCCAGCCGCGTTCGCTGCACAGTTCGCGGGCGGCGCGATTCTGGAAGTCCAGCGAGGTGCGCTTCGCCTGCTCCGGCGTGCTGACCGCGTTGAGGATCAGGGCGCGAGTCACGGCAGCACCCGCGCCACCGTGAGCAGCAGGATCAGGCAGACGACGAAGAGGAACGCGGCGAGGTAGTCGCGCGGCTGGAAGTCGCGGTCAGGATCGGTCATTGTAAGTAGCCGTCAATCAGAATCATCCCGTCGATCAGCACCGGAAAGCGCACCTCAGCGCCGAACGCATTCGTCCCAGTGGAGTAGCCGTAAACCATCGCGTAAACAGTCACATTGCTGTTCTCGTAGATGCCATCGGGAATATAATAACGCAGCTTGATGTACACATCGTCATAAGTACCAGCGAAGTACATCTGAAACTCGTCTTTGCCATTGATATTAAATACACGACCACGAACGATCACATATTCGCCCAAGTGAGCATCAGCTTTGTCTCGGATTTCACGGTAATCAAGTCGCTTGTAGCCAGCCTGCAACGTTGCCTGATCGGAGCGGTACTCGGCGGTAGCCGTGCGATTGTCAAAAAGCACTTCCGCCGTCGAAGTGCGGTCAGCGGCAGCCTGCGTTTGCTGCGATTGGCGTTCCTGCGCTGTGGCGGAGGCATTGGCGGCGCGTACTTCAGCCGTTAGCGTGGCTGGCGGAATTGTGGCGGTAGGCGTGCGTGTTATAGTAGGTGTCAATGTGGCGGTGGGCGTTGAGGATTTAGTTAAGGTCAGCGTTGGTGTTGGCGAAAGTGTGTCAGTAGGCGTAAATGTGGACGACGGCGTAAGTGTCTGCGATGCAGTCAGCGTGATCGTGGGCGTGTCAGTGGGCGTCAGCGCGATGATCGAAGCGGTGGCGGCTTGGGCAATTCGCGTTTCTGCGCGGGCAGCATCTCGCGTGCCAGCACGAATAGCCTGTGCGGTAGCGGTAGCCGACTCGGTTTCATTGGTGATCAACGCGCCGATGCCACCAATCACCATCAACACAACGAAGCTGAGGCAACCAAACCGTAGACAACCGCGCAAACGTTTCATAACCGTTTCACTCCGTTCGTAATATCAAACAATCAAAAAAAACGACGGGAAATCGTCGCAACGTTCTATTGACTAGAACCCATGTTCTACTTATTATAGACTCCACCTCCTCAAGCGGGTGGAGGTCGCAAAGGACAATTAGATGGATGACTTATCGCAGCAGCGGCAGCGCGTAATGGCGCTGTACGATTCTTTGGGTACCCCAATGCAGCACTTAGCTGGGTTTACGCTTCACTTGCTGATCAGCGAGAGCAGTCAGCAGTTGTTCAGCAAGCTCCAGCCGATCTGGTTCAAGGCTATCGATGATCTCGCGGATTCGCTCGCGCGTGGGATGGTCAGGCAGCTCGATCCGCCAGATGATCGCCAAAATCTCGGCAACAGAAAAGCGCAAAACAGCGGCTAACCCACCAATGAAGCCCGGATCAGCGAGATGACGACGAAAGCCATCCCCTGATTCAAGCCGTTGGAGAGCTGACGCTGATGTGTCTACCCCAAGCTGCGCCATCTGTGCAGCAACATCCCGCAAACTGAGCTTCGATGCCTCGCGCTTTTGGCGGATGAAAGCTCCCGCTTGCTCGTAGCGACGCTCAACGGTTTCGCTAGTCATAATTCCCAGTGCTTGCATGTTTCCTCCTGATTATATCTTCAATATTGTTGACTAACCAACAATAACTTGACAGTCCCAAAAAGTGGGTGTACTCTTATCACAAAGTGAACGGAGGAACTCAATGGCAATACGCACTCAACAGAAAATGTCACGAGTGTTGCCAGCATCACAATGCCCGGCAAAACTCCATGACCGCCTCGTTGCCTACGCTGAAGCGAAGGGGATGAGCAAATCAGCGGTAATTCGATTAGCACTAGAAAAATTTTTGCCGAAAGCGTCCCGTAAATCGGTTCGTAAAGGCGCAGAAAATGGAGCAACCGATGACGGCGCTACAAGTCTTTGAGTTTGAAGATCAGCAGCGGCAAGTACGCGTTAGAGCAGACGAGTACGGAGTGGTCTGGTTCGTCGCTGTAGATGTCTGCCGCGTCCTAGCAATCCGAAATAACAGAGATGCGTTGTCGCGGCTCGACGATGACGAAAAGGGGGTCGTTTCAACCGACACCCTTGGCGGCAACCAGACACTTGCGGTCGTCAACGAATCCGGCTTGTACTCGCTGATTCTTT